CTGGAGGTGGCTGGCGGTGTTGGGATCGGCGCGGGCGACGATGCCATACTGATCGATGGCTTGCGTGAACAGCTGTTCGTCCCACGTCTGGCGCGACGGCGGGCGCTTCAGCGAGCGCGCCCATGCGCCCGGATCCTCGCGGAACCGCTCGACGAGCATCTGCAATTCGGCCGACTGCGCCGCGCACAGGCGCTTATGCGTCGCGAGCAGCGGCTTGATCGCCTGCTCGATGAGCGCCAGCGTCGTGCCAACCGGCGCGTCCTGCTTGCCCTCCCCAACCATGACTTCCGCCGTGCCTCCGAGGCGCTGCGCATTTTGCTCCAGTTGCTCCATGAAGTTCACGAACACGGCGTCGAGCGGCTTATAGGGAAGCGGCATGAAAACCTGCCCGATCGGCAAGTCTCCGGTTTCGATCTCAACCGTTCCGCCCGGAGGAACGCGCATGATGTTCTTGTTTTGCCGCAACGCGCCCTTGCGCACGACGTTGCCGGGGAAATTGTTGAACATCCCGGCGTCGATCATCTCCCGATAGGCCGCGGTTAGGCCGCCGGTAAGGTTGCCGAGCAGGTGCGAGAGGCCGATTCCATATGGCCCGAAGCCGCGAATGAACGGAAAGTGCTCGAAATAGGCCTTGGCGAGGCAGAGATCGTCCTTTTCGTCCCAATTTCGACGAATCTCAAGGCAGGTGCGCGCTTCCTTGTGGACGACAACCTTGTACGGCACCGCAAGGCCGTCCGGCTTGCCGTCCGATTCGTGCTCGTAGCCTTTGATGTCCAATTCGCACAAAATTTCGTACAATTCGTAAGGCCGATCCTCCATGTCGCGGGTTTCGAAGCGGTTGACGCCGGAAATCTCGTCCACCTGATCGTCCATCGCCGACTTCAGCGTGAATCCGGGCGTTCCAACGTCCATTTTCCGGTATGCGCCGACGATCTGCATCCTTTTCAGGGTGGTTTTGTCCATGAAAATGCGATGCGTGATGCGCTTGGCGTCGTAAATTGAGGTGGCGGCGCTGTCGAGGATCAGATCTTCGCCGTAAATGGTCCTTGAGACGGGCCGGCGCAGGATCGGATCGTGGTAGATCTTCTTGAATACGCTGCCATCGACGCCGACGCGCAGCAGCATGGCGTCGGTGTCGGCCACCCACGGCTTGTCGATATTGAGCAGGTAGTGATTCAAGTCCTTTTCCAGCGCCAAAGCGAGGCGATCCACCTGATCGCTTCCCTCGATCACGGCTTCCGTCACCTTCGCGGGGCCGTCGGCGGGGCAGAGTTCGGCGAAAGCGTTGGCTCCGAAGCGCACGGCGGCTTCCGCGAGCACGGTTGCGCGCACATTGCTCATGCCTTCGAGCGGAGCGGAGCCTTCGTCAGTTCCTGAACGCCGCATCGGCTCGATCTTGAGGCCCAGAAGTTCGATCCCGCGCTCGCGCGTCTCCAGCCACTCGGCGCGGGCGAGGTTGTCGGCCTCGATGAGCTTCAGAAGATCGTCGGCGATCTGCCCGAGCACGCCTTCGTCGAGTACTTCCGCCAGATTTTCGTCGAATCCGCCATCCGACTTCCTGGCCCGCGGCGGCCCGAGGTAGATGACAACCGAACCGTCACCGACTTCGATCTTGGCCGCGGTGTCGGGATCGGGGGCGATCTCGTCGGCCCCGATGTCGATCTCGTGCGACGGATAGAGATCATCCAGATCCTCAGCGTCGGGATCGCCGTCGATGGGGGAATGCGGCAGGCGGATAGCGCCGAGGCCCGAAGCGGCCATAGGTTGTCCTCAGAACGGCAGCCTCCGTCGATTGAAACGGCAAAATAGCGGATTCACCTCACCGGGGCCATAGCCTTGACGACGGCCGCGAACAGCGCCTGCTCCATGCAATTCGGGATATTGCCAGGATTGGCCAAGTCCCACTCGACGACGCTCACGTAGGAGTTGCGCACATGATCGGCCGCCGTCTCCCATGGCGGCTCCGCCTTCAATTCGGATTCGCGACGGTAGGCCTGGACAACCTCATAGGCCACCCGGGCGATCTCGATGGCGCGGCTCACTCATAATCCCTCAATATCCGCTTGGCCCGCTGCCGGCCGCCGTCCTTGGCCGGATGGGCGTGTCGCCATTCCTCGGAATGCTTGCCGCGCGTCTCGCCCTTCTTCGTCGCCTCGCGCGTGCCGGGCTTCAAGTCGCCCGCCTTTTGTAAGGAGGCCGTGGCGACGGCGTATGGGTTGACGCCGGGAGATTGCGCCTTGATCTTCTCGACGGCCTTTTTCCAGATCGCAGGCATCAGGATTCCTCTCTGTCGAAGCGCCGCGCCGCCCACTCCTGCATCTCCCCCTCGATAATCATCCGCTTTTCATAATCCATGAGCGGCAACGGAATGATCGCCTGATGGATCGGAATGCCGTCAGCAAGCTGATAGATTCCAGGGGCCACGAGTTTCACGTGCGGACTTACGAGCATCGGCGTCAGCATCTCAAGCCGTCCTGTTTCGCAGCATCTCCAGCACCTCGGCGTTGCGGGCCTCGCGCCTGTCGTGCGGAAGGAGCGCGCGCGACACCTCGATCTGTATCCTGGCTGGGACAAGCCAGCGCCAGGGCCGCGAGAACATCCATTTCCGCACCGAAAGAAGCGCGTTCTCGGCGCTTTCCTGCTCGCGAATCCGGATGTCTGGCATGGCCTTACCCCTTCATGCGCCTCCCGCGCGCTCGTAGAACAGGACGCCTTGCATCTCGGCGTCGCACGGCGTTCCGACGCCGTCCATGTGCAAAACAAAGCAATTATTCGGGCCGATCGCCATGCCGAGCCCGCTTAAGTTGATATCCTGATTCGCCGCCTGCGGCGCGTTTGTCTTCAGAATCGAGGAGAACAGCGTGCCGTTGCCGCCGATCGGCGGGCCGGTTCCCACTTGGAGCTGCGGAGTGTTGTCCACCGTGAAATCGATGAAAATCCCTGCGTCCTGATCGTCGAAATATGGGCCGCGCACATGCTGCATCGCATCCTGGGAGAACGTCGGCCAGCCGGCGGAAAAGTATCCGATTGACAGCGCCTCGGAAAACCCTGTCGCGCTCGCGTTCTGAAACCCGAGCGAGATCGACAATTGCAGCCCGCGCACGACGATCGGCGACGCCACGATCCACCAGATGTTGACGCCTCCGCCGCTTAAGTTCGAAATTTCCCAACCGATGCGCTTTGTCAGCATCCCGTGCTCCTCATTGCAGCGGATGGTAGTGCAGGCCGCCGAGGCAGCCGATCAGATCGAACACGAAGATGATCACCGCGATCACGACGATGGCGATGACTATGATGCGGATGATCTGCGGAATCGGGCCGAGATCGACGCCCATCAGCGAGAACACCCACGGGATGAGCAGTTGCAGGATGGCGATGATCGCCGCCACCACGACGATGAAAATGAGCAGATTGGCGAGCCAGCTGAGCGTGAAGCACATGGCGTTCGCCCCCTTCATCCGGGGTAAAGCGGCTCGACTTGAGCCGGCTCAGTCAGCCGATCCATTTCGTCGATCGCCTCTTCCTGGCGACGGCGAACGAGGCCAACGGAGCGCAGATATATCAGTCCTTGCACGTAGGCGTCTACGCCGTCGTCGTGCCTGCCCTTCGGAAAAGACGCGCATTGCGCCATCAGGCTTTCGGCCCAGTGGCGCGGCCATACCTCGCCCGTCGGCTGCGTCTTCATCGGCACGTAAACCATGCCGGGGCGCACCGTGCCGTCCTCCTTTTCCTCGCGATGGAAGCCTGAGACGCTGGCCGCGCGCGCCCATTTGTCCTGCGCGCCGGGGTTGCGGGCGTGGATGGTGAAATCCTCCTCGCGCGTCACCCGCATCAGTTCCTGGAGCACCGAGCGTCCGGACGCCTTGTCCTCGATCAGGAGCTTGTCGATCTTCAGCTTCCGGCCCGTCTCGACGATCTTCTCGGCCAGCGCATGGAACGCCAGTCTTTCCTGCCAGAAATACATCAGCATCAGCTGCGGGTAGCCCTCCAGATCGCGCCACACTCCCAAGACAACCATGGCGGACAGATCGTTCTCCTTCTTCTCGGTGAACGCCGTGTCTACGCTGCCGATCACCAATTCCATGTCGGGGAACTGATCCTCGTTCTTGCCGTATTTGACCGCCAGTTCCTTGTCCCAGAACTCCCATGAGTTGTATGGGAACATGCCGCCGCCGCGCGGCATCGGCCGCTGCTGGTATTGTCCGGCCCACGAATAGGCCGTCATGCTGTTCTTCAGTTCCGCGACCGCCGACGGCGGGAACCGATCCGGGGCCAGCAATTCCTTGTCCTCGGTGCGGATGTCCTCGCCCCATGGCGTCTCGCACTTGCGCTCCGGCTCGTACTCCATCGGGAGGCAAAGGTGGGTGAATCCCATATTGTTGTCGAGAATCACGCCGGACACGTCATCCTCGTGCAGCCGCTGCATGACGACGACGATGGCGCTCTCCATCTGGTTGTTGAGGCGGTTGATGGCCGCCTCCCTGAACAGAAATCCAGCCTTCTTGCGATCCGCAGCGCTTTCCGCCGTCTTCACCGAATGCGGATCGTCGATGATGAGCCGATCGGCGCGCTTGCTCGTCAGGCTTCCGAACGCGGCGGCCTCGCGCCAGCCCTTCATGGTGTTCTCGTAGGACATCTCGCCGAAGCGGATCAGTTCCACCTCCGGCCAATGCGCCCGGAACCAGTCGGACGTGACGATGTCGCGCATGCGACGGCTGTCGCGGGTGACGGCGTCGAGGGCGAAACTCGTCGCGATGTACCGGAAATGCGCCAAGCCCTTCGGCCCCCACTCCCACGCCGGCCAGAAGCAGGAGATCATCAGCGATTTCATCGCCCCGGGCGGGATGTTCACCAGGAGCCGCGTCAATTCGCCGCGGGTGATCGCCTCCAGATGCTCCGCGATCAAGTCCAGATGCCACGAATGGACGTATTGCTTGCCGGGCTCGACGATCGGCCACGCCGCGCGTACGAACTCCATCAGGCTTCCGGCGCAGCGCGCCCTTACCTCCTCGATCGATTGCCCATATTCCGCGCGTCCCTGCTCCATGCGGCGGCGCTGCAACTCCGCCCGGATCTCGGCCGGCGTCCATGCGGTGTCGAAATCGACGGCGAGCGGATCAAACCGCGGCTTTTTGGACATGCCTCGGAGCCCGATCCATCTTCTCGCCCCAGTTGTCGATGCGGGCGCACAATCCGGGGAAATCCGTCTTCTCCCACGCCCCGAAGACGCCGTTATGCACCACCTGAAGCTTTTCAACCGCCATCGTGCGCGCGTCCCCGATCACGACGATCGCCACGATGCGCTCGCTAATCTTCGTCAGGTCCTTGTAGTAAATCTTCTGCCCGTCCCTCATCGGCGGCGACAGCGGATGCTTCCACTCGATGAACAGAAAATTCCCCTTCACGTCCACCGTGGCGTCGATGTCCATCATCCCGCGATTGCCGGGCAAATACTCGGCGAACTGCTCGATCTTCGGGCGCGCGAACACGTTGTAGCAGCCATAGCGCCCGCAATCCCAGCGCAGCGGATTCCAGCCGGCGGGGCGATCGTTCATCCACTCTTCTCCTTCTCCCTATGGAGAAGCTGCGCGCCCGCCTCCGTCAAATAAAATCCCTCGGGATCCCATGAAAACTTGCCGGGCTCGGAACGAACAAGGCTCATCTCCTGCAACTTGGCGCGCGATTTTGGCTCCCAGCAGGAGGGATAGCCATCGCGCTGATAGCTCCAGATGTCCGCCAGCGTGATCAGCAGCCGCTTGTTCACTCCCGCCCCTCCTCGCGACGGCGCTCATATTCCTCCTCGCGACGGCGCTCATATTCCTCCTCGCGACGGCGCTCATATTCCTCGTCCGGATCCCGCCAGACGCGCCGGCATTCGCCCGTGCATTCCTCGGGACGCCAGCCGGAGCGGCATTTGGCGTTGCCGACGCCGCAGAACTCGCATCGATCATCGTCCGGATCGTGCGTCAGCCATGCGTCGTAACCGGGCAATCCATCCAAGCGGCTCACTGTCCAGCCTCCTCCTCATCCCCCGCCGCAGCCGCGATCTCCTCCGCCGACGGCTTGTGATCGAACCGCTTCCCCCCCACAACCCAATGCTCGCCCTCGCCGTCCTGATGCTCAACTGGGATCAGCGCCGCCTTCCCGCCCCTCACCTCCAGGCAATAGTCCCACCGCCCGCACCCGGAGCAAACGCAATACCGCTTCAGCCCGATCGGGACATCCGCATCCGTCCGGCAC